GTCGTTCAATTACTTCATGTCCATTTTCATCAATAGTCGTATAAGTATCAAAAATAACTGATGCGGGAAAGGTCCCGCCGCAATCTCCGTTTAATAAACACATTTTATCTTTTAATTGTAACGATGCTACCAATCCGGTGCTTGAGTAAGAAATTGAGTTATCAGTTATTACATAAACTCCAAGAGGAAACCAAATAATAGGCTCATCTAAATATTTATCCGTACTATTAATAAAACCTATTTGTAAATTAATTTTTTTATTAATAGATAAAATATTTTTAACATTAGTAATGTTATTATTAGTTTCATCTATTAATACACTTAAAGTTGCGGTACGACGAATAATACTATTCCCATCTATATTGATACTTGCACTTATTACTTTACCTTCAATATTTTCAATAAAATTCTCTTTCCAATCTAAAACAGCTATCTTTACAAAATAATCTTTTATATGTAATTCAGTAAGCTATTTTAAAAAAGCGGCATCAGTTAAATACTTTTGATATTTTGTGCTTTTATTCATAAAAATTAATACCTCCTTTTCAAAACTGTACAATAATAATCTATTATAGCTTCAGTTTGAGTTAAAGGTACTTGATGATCAAGAGAAAAAGGATACCACATACCTTGGTAATAAATCCAGCTATTAGCAGTAGCAAATAATAATCCTAAAGTTTCATTATTTAATTCTCTAGCTTCTTGACTTGTAGCGTCCCATGTGTATGTAGTGTCATTTAAATTAGAATATAATTGTAAAATATTAGGGCCTATTAAATTACCATTTAAAGTATTATCAGAAATAACTAAAGCATTACCATCTATTTCATTATCTCCATAATCATGAAGCTAACCGGCGGGAACCGTTAAAGTATCAGTAATACTATTATATGAAGAAAAATAATAAACATAATTATTTTGAGGATGTTTTATAACATCTAAAGTAATAGGTTCATTCGTATTAAAAAATTGATAAGGTTTTAAACCATATTTATCTTTCTCTTCCGCTGATACCTCTTCAAGTTTCGGTCCCATAAAATAAAAACCTTGAATATTAGTATCCTAATCATAAAACTATAATAATCCAGTTTCATTCAAAATATGCTTTTCGTATTGGCCATCTTGATTTTCTCGTACAAAAATAACCGTTCCAGGCTCCGCCTGAAATCTTATACCATTAATTTGCTGAACCTCTTGTTCGTAAGAATCGTTTGTAAAAAGATACCTATTTGTTATATTATTACAAAGATTTTCTTTTAAGCTATCAAAGAAACTAAAAGTTCCCCATAACTGACCTATTTTATTAAAACTATTATATCCTTTAAAATCCACTTTTTGTTTTTCGCTTTCTTCTATATAAACTTCAAAATCTATAACGCCTTGTTCATAAGGAGAGACAAATTGTAATGAAGTAATTGCCGTATCATCATTAGAAAGCTAATATATACCATCTTTATTAATTATAATTGGAACACCATTAATTTTAACTATATGACCAGAATAAACTGCATTGGTCACGGATGTACTATCTGTAATACGATAAGGCTAACTTTCCATCACTCCAATTAAATAAGGAGGGCTTGTTAAAGTAATTTTTAAATAAGATAGTTTATTTATATTAATATCAATATCTTCACTAGTTAAAGTTTGATACTTTTGTTTTATTAACGTTGATAAAATCTATCCTGCTCCAAAATATAAATCATTATTATTAAAATGTTTAGACTCATCCTCTTGAGGATAATATACACTTAAATTAGGATAATAAAGCTGTCCATATCTCTGTATTAATAAAATATCTTCCTAAACGTATTGGCCAGGGTCTTGAATAAAATATTTTATACAATTATTATAATTAAAAGTATCAATTTCGTATGCAGTACATGTAAAACTATAGATTTGTCTACTTAATGTATTATTAGGAGTTAAACTAATATTCATTAATTTAACTAAAAGATTACCTTCTGTTGAAGATTTATACAATTTTACATTATTCTCATATAAAAAATCTAATACTTTATCTCGAAAAACTTTTTCCTGAGTAATATCATTATATAAATTAATATTGTTCTATTGATTATATTCTTTATATAAATTTGCCGAATCTCCATACAGCTATGTTTTAGAAGCATGCATTAAATTAGAACCTATATCTGTTAAATAAGATATGGTTCCAGAGATAGAAAAAGTCTTATATCCAACTTTACCATTCCTTCTAATAAAAGGATATTGAGAACCAATTGTTTCTACTAAGGACTCCGATACGACTTTAGAAAAATTATTAATCTGAGGATCGAATCGAATTTTTAATTGTCCTTCAATATTAGTTAAAAATATATCTTCAAAATCTGCCATAATAGGATTTTTTATTTCAATAGGAGTCGATCTAAAATTCTATTGATTTCGTTTAGATACTCTATATTTATACCAAACGCCGCTTTCAATAGTATAATCTCTCCAAGTAAAATTTAAAATACTATTTGCAGGAATTGAAGTTGTATAAACATCCTACCAATATTTAAAATCTTCTTTATTAGAAGTTCTCTAAATTACTATATTAGTATTTAATCCAACCATTAAATCTTTTTTAACAGAGATAACCGCGCATGCATTTTTATTGTCTATATCTGCGGAAATCACTGCCTCAAAATTAGTATAAGCGACGGCGGACACCTGAAAATCAAAAACTTGCTATTGAAAATATAAATTTTTAGTTAATACAGATACTTTTATTTTATAATCTCCATTCTAAAAATTATATCGACAATGGTATTGAATCTAATTATCCTCATTAAAAAGTAACTATCCGCTATCTTCTAATAATTCTCCGTCTTCAGTATATACGGATATTCTATAATTTTTTAATTCCTCTCTATCAGAATCAGCCTCATGCTTCACCTATCCAAGAACAGTAAAAGAATTAGTTGTTAAAGTATTACTCTAAGATTCTTGTTCAAAATATTTTAAAGAAATTTTTAAACGACTAACAGGTTTTATTAATACTACCGTTGACCACTAAGAAAAATATTGTAAAGTTTCATTTAACCAATTATCTATTTTCTGCGAATTTGAAATATTTTTTACTTGTTTATTCTTCGCAGTAAATCTAATTTGAACTTTATAATATTGATTGTAACTAAAACCCGTTTTTCCTTCAATATCAGAATCCATTAATTCAATGTAATATCTATCATCTCCTGCTCGTTCAAGATCTGTTTTTAAAGACGCAATTTTTATACCGCTAGGGTATGATTCTTTTTTTAATACAGATTGATTCGTTTTTTGATTTTGTACAATTACTTGTACTTTATTTATATCAATATCATCTAAATTATTATAATTAGATATTGCAAAATAAACTCTACATTCATCAGCGAAAGCAGGCGCATATGCTGTTTTAAAAATAGGTGGGTATAAATTATTATTTATTCCTGGCATCTATTTTTCCTCCTTTTTATAGTATAATCTATACTAATTCTCCTATTTATATATTCTTTTAAAAATAAAAAACCTAAATCCTATTTTTCTTGAATTTGACCTTTTAAAAAAATTATTATATAATATTATCATAATAAAAAAAGGAGAAAATAAAAAATGAATTGTTCAGAACTTATGCATTTTTCATCAGTACCAACATCACAATCAATTACTATTAATGCGAGTGACATATATGCAAATAGTGTTATTGCCAAAGCTATTCAAAAAACAAAAAACAATCCAATAACAGATGATATATTTTATTCAGAAATAGTAAAAATTGAAATTCTTGTCCCTAATAAAGTATTACGTTTTACTTTTAAATTTGGGACTCAAATTAAAACAGTATGTAATGAAGAAGATGCTTTCGATTTTGATTTTGCTATTTATCTTGCTTATTCTAAACTTATAAATAGTAATAGGTTTACAAAAGAAGGCGTTGAACACAAAGCCCATGAAATGAAATATCAAAAATATTGGGTTAAGAAAGTAAAGGAAGCAAAAAAACTCTTTAAAGAACAAGAGGCAGAAAGAATTAAAAAAGAAAGAGAAGAAAAAGAACGTGCGGCCGCCCGTAAACGTCAGGCTGAGAAAAAGGCACGTAAAAAGAAAGAGCGTAAAGAAAGAGAGCTTAAAGCCCTAGCAGAAAAAGTTAAAAACGTAGAATAATAAAAATATAATACATATTAAATAATAAAAGGAGAAAAATATGGCAAGATATGATAATGAATGGGATAATCAGAGTCAGATGAACATGAATCGGTCTCGTGACCTTGTTCTTTCTATGAATGAATTCTGTTTCCTTCAGTCTAAAACCAATGGCGCAATTAAGGTCTATACTGGACCTACTACAATGACCATTTCCGCCCAGGAGTCTCTCGTTACTTTTAATGGTAAAAATAAAAAGTTTGAAGAGACACAGGACTTTGAAAAGGCAAAACAGCTTTTTGTATCTGCTCCTGAAGGTTGGTATATTGTTCTGAAGAACCCTACTTCTGATAATAGTCATCCTGAACCTGCAAAAGCAGTAAATAGCCCTACGCTTGAGGTTGGTAGAAAAATCAATATTGCGGGACCCACATCCTTCTCGCTTTATCCTGGTCAGATGACAAGGGTAATCAGAGGACATAGACTTCGTTCTAACCAGTACCTTCTGGCACGAGTTTATGATGCGGTCGCCGCTAAAAAGGGTATGGCTACCGCTACCATTGTAAACGCAGAAGGTAAAGAAATTACCGCAGAGTCCGAAGAGTATTTCGTTGGGCAGATGATTGTAATTAAGGGTACGGAAGTATCGTTCTACATTCCGCCAACTGGTATTGAAGTTCTTCCTATCGGTGCAGAAAATGGAGAAGGAAGCGGAGAGTATGTAAGAGATGCTGTTACTCTTGAGCGTCTTGAATATGCAATTCTTAAAGATGAAGATGGTGAAAAGAGATACATTCATGGTCCCGCAGTTGTATTCCCTGAGCCTACAGAGACATTCGTAACTGCTCCTAAGGGTGGACTTATTTTCCGTGCTCTTGAACTTTCTCCTATTAGTGGTATTTATGTAAAAGTAATTGCCGCATATGATGAAGAGAAAGATGGAAAAACAATTCACCATCCTATCGGAGAGGAACTTTTCATTACTGGTAATGACCAGATGATTTATTACCCTCGTCCTGAACATGCAATGATTCAATATGATGGTAAATATATGCATCACGCAATTGCTATTCCTGAAGGCGAAGGTCGTTATATTCTTAACAGACTTACTGGCGAAATCACTACAGTACGTGGTCCTCAGATGTATCTACCTGACCCCCGCACAGAAGTTGTTGTTAAAAGAAAGCTGACAGCAAAAGAATGTGAATTGATGTATCCTGGTAACATGGAAGTTTTAAAGTATAATAATGGTCTTACTGAGCAGGCTGTTGAAAAACTTTCTCGCAAGGGGCTTACATCTTCCGCAGTTACAGATATGCTTAATACAGCATATTCTACTGCAAATCAGGAATCTACACTTGCAATCTTTGAAGCAAATGCAAATATTTCTCGTGGAGTAAGCTATACTAAGCCTAGAACTATTACTCTTGACACTAAATATGAAGGCGTCGTTGCACTTGATGTTTGGACAGGTTATGCAGTAAATATTGTATCTAAGGCTGGCCATAGAGAAGTTGTAATCGGACCTACAACTCGTTTGCTTGATTATGATGAGACTGTTGAAGCTATTGAACTTTCTGGAGGCACCCCCAAGGGTTCTAAGGCTTCTATTAAGACAGCTTTTCTACGACTTGAAAATAATAAAGTCACTGATATTATTGATGCTAAAACCGCAGATTTTGTTGACGTAACCATTAAATTAAGTTATCGAGTCAACTTCTTGGAAAAGTATAAAGATAAGTGGTTTGTCATTAATAATTATGTAAAATATCTTTGTGACAATATGCGCTCTCTAATCAAGAGAGAAGTGAAAAAGTATAACATCAAAGATTTTTATACTGATTCCACTGAAATTATCAGAGACCTTGTCTTAAATACCGGTGATGAATCGGAAGGAAGGCTTTTTGAAATTAACGGAATGTTTATCAATGATGTAGATATTATCTATATCACTGTTGAAGATAGTATCGCCACTCTTCTGGAAGAGCATCAGAATGAATTGATTCAAAAGACCATTGAACTTGCCGACGCGGAAGAACATATGAACGCTGTTAAAGCTATTGCCGAAATGCAACAGAAAGAAGCAGATATTAAGAACCAGAGAGTTCTTTATGATATGGCTCTAATTCAAGCAAGAGCAGAAGAAACCTTTAAGAATGAGGAACTTCTTCGTGTTAAAAAGCGGGAAGCAGAAGCTGCTGCGGCTAAGGCTAAAAGCGATGTTCAGGAAATCCTTACAGCTATCCAGACGGCAGAGATGGAAAGGGATAAAGAGAAGCGGGACGCTGAAATCGCTCATAAGAAGGCTTTGGCTGAAATCGAAAAGAATAAGCAGGAAGCATATGCTAACACTGTAAAGGAAATTATGAGTTCTATTAGTCCTGACTTGGTTGCCGCAATTTCCGCAGGCACTCAGGCAGACCTTCTTAAAGAAGGTATGGCAAGCATTAGTCCTTACGCTATTGCTAATGGTGAATCTGTTGCTGATACTGTTAATAAACTTCTTCGTGGAACATCCTTGGAGAATATTATTAACGCAAAAATGGGTTAATTTTTATAAGCAAGAAAAATTGGTCAAACAATTTTTCTTGCTTTTTTTATAAATTTTTGATAAAATTTATTTATAAGAAATGAGAAAGGAAAGGAAAAAATGAAAAATGATTTTTATGAAGAATGGGGGAAACGACCTACAGAAGCGATTTATATCGAGGATTTTTATAAAGAATTAAAAAAATATCCAGTAGAAAATAATATGGTTCAAGCGACATGGATTGCGGAAATTTTTGAAAAAATTAAATTTAAAAATTTAGGTATGCCGATAGGATAAAAAAAATGACAAATAATAAGAGACTTAATGCTATTAACAACAAGAGTGAAGATACATGTATTCAAAGATTCATAGAAATTATGAGTTTTTGGGATGATTTTAAAGCACTTCATCATAAGCACCCTGGTTTGCGGGTAGGCCAACTTCTGACCATGTTCATAACCTGGAATGAATCTACCTATGGTAATGATATTTTTTATATTGAGGACGATGTTTTAAGTCTACGTCTTGAAGAATTTACAGCACTTACAGGAGAAAAAGACTAATTATGGGAATGTTTGATCCAGATGAAAATGAGGATTATCTCAGAATGGAATATCAAATAGATAACATAAAAAAAATATTAAAAAGTGATTTCCTTTCAGATAAAGAAAAAATTTTCTTTATTGAAAGAATTATTAATAATGAAGATATGAAAGGAGGATTTTTCTATGCTTAATGCAAATAACGAAAGAGAACTTGCTTATGTTGTAATTATTGACGATATTACTCCTATCGAAGGATATGATAGAGTAGAACTTGCCCATGTAGGCGGATGGACTATCGTTGTTGGAAAGGGAGAGTTTAAGGCGGGCGACCCTGCAATTTATTTTGAAATTGATTCTAAGCTGCCTGAAGTAGAACCTTTTACTAATATGGAGTTCCTTGCAAAAAAGAAATATAAGATTAAGACGCAGAGAATGTGTAAGTCTGTTTCTCAGGGACTTCTTATGTCTGCCGCAAATTTCAATGGAGCAATCATAGATGAGAAAACCATTAGAATTGGAACTCCTCATAAGGACTGCTCTTTGCACCGGGTAGACGATGAATCTCGTTTCCTCACTAAACAGCTTGGGGTAACTTACTATGTAGCAGAAGATAACGCCCGCAAAGCCCCTTCCGCAGATAAGTATAAGAAAATGGCTCAGCGTCATGGTAAACTTTTTGCAAAACAGCCTTTCCGCTGGCTTATGAAACGGGAATGGGGAAAGAAACTTCTTTTCATTTTCTTTGGAAAGAAAAGGGATAAAACTGGTTGGCCTGCCTGGGTAAAGAAAACTGATGAAGAAAGAGTACAGAATATGCCTTGGATTCTTCAGAATAAGGACCCTTGGATTGCAACCGAAAAGATTGATGGTTCTTCAACTACTTTCACTATCAAAAGAGGAAAATGGCCTCATAAAAATGAGTTCTACGTTTGCTCTCGAAACGTTTGTTTTGACAAGCCTGACAAAACTTGTTTTTATGAAACTAACATCTATACCGAGATGGCAGAGAAATACCATATTGAACATGTTCTAACTGAAATGTTGAGTTTGTTCCCTGAAGCAGAATGGATTACAATTCAGGGAGAAACTTACGGCGCAGGAGTACAAAAGAGAGATTATCATCTAAATGGACATGATTTTATGGCATTTAACCTAATTACATCTGATAAGGGTAGATTCAATACTCTTAAAATGAGAGAGTTGCTTGAAGATTATTACCGGATTCCTTGCGTACCAGTTATCAATAGCAAATTCATTCTGCCCGATACTGTTGACGAGTTGCTAGAATACGCAACCGATGCTTCTCAGGTAGACGGAGATATGCGCGAAGGTATTGTTTTCCGCTCAGAAGATGGAGTACAATCTTTTAAGGCAGTATCTAATGAGTTCTTGCTGAAGTTTCATCAGTAAAAATATAAAATATAAAATAAAGGAGTAAATATTATGAAAAAACTTTTTACTATTTTTTTCATTGCTATTGTATTAATGGCAAATCCAGTTTATGCTAAGGATAGCTTGAAAACTGGAGTAACTTTTGAACAAATGAAAGAGCGGCAGCCTGTCCACGGAATCATCGGAGATGAATCAGGAAATCTTTATATTTTTAAACATGGAAAACTTATGACCGGATACTTTAAGTTTGAAGGCCATTGGTATTACGGACATAAAACAAGTATTCCTGGTTCTCCAAGAGGCAGTTTAACACAGGGTAAAATTAGATTGCGAGATGGCGGCAATCGTTGGTATGCATATGAAAGTTATACGGGACAGCTTATTACCAGTGATTTTTATGTAAGTAGAGGCCCTGCGAGAAAATTGATTTCTTTAAAGCTAAATAAAGATAATAGTATTCGTTATATCTTTGGAACTACCTTAGAAACACGTAATGAAAGATATAGCACCGCAGAAAAAAGATGGCAGATAAGAAGTCGCTCAGGACGTTGGTATACTCCTGAACAAAATCAAACTATTCCTTACGATTGGATTGATTGGCAGAGATAAATTATGAAAAATATTTTGTATGTTTTCATGGGTATTCCTGGCTCAGGCAAAACTACCCTTGCTAAAAAGAATTTATTAGGAATAACCCATGTCTCAAGAGACAATATTAGATTTTCATTGATTGATAAAAAAGACAATTATTTTTCTAAAGAAAAACAAGTCTATAAAGAGTTTATTCGACAAATTAATGAAAACATTGCAGAAGGAAAAGATGTTATCGCGGACGCCACCCATTTAAATTTAAAAAGCCGTTACAAACTTTTTCATGCTCTACATATTGATAGGACAAAAACAATAATAATAGGAATTTACTTTAAAATTCCTCTTGAGATTTGTCTATCTCGTAATGATACTAGAAAAGGCACTTTGGCCTATGTACCACCGCATGAAATTCATAATATGTATACTAGACTAGAGCCTCCTACTTATAATGAGCCATTTGATTATATCTATACTTTTGATGGAATAAATATGAATCTCTTAGAAAGGAAATAATATGATTTATTTTACATCTGACCTTCATATCGGCCATGACAAAGATTTTATTTGGCGGCCGCGCGGCTTCTCTTCAATAGAAGAACATGATACTGAAATTATTAAAAGATGGAATAGTGTTGTTACTCCAGAAGATACTGTATACATTCTTGGCGACCTTTGTATGAGCGGAAATGAAAAGGAATGGAACAGGGTTTATAAAGTATTAAATGGAGAAAAAATTGTTATTTGGGGAAACCATGATACAAAAAATAAACTTAATAAATATCAAACAGAATATAATATGACGTATCTTGGTTTCGCTTCAATATATAAATACAATAAAAGAAAAGCATTTTTTCTTTCTCATTATCCTACTTTTGTAAGCAATTTTGAAGATGAACGCTTCTTTTGGAATTTATCTGGACATACTCATAGCCCTAATAAATTTGAATTTGGGCAATATAGTATTTATAATGTAGCGGTAGATGCTCATAATTGTACACCAGTAAGTATCGAACAAATTATTAAAGATATTGAAAAATATAAGGAGAAAAACAAATGACGGTAAATCCAGTTCTAGTAGGTATTTTTAGTACACTTTTTGTAGAAATGGCTTTTATTATTATTAGAGATTTTATTAGAAAGAAGAAAGGAACTAAACATGAGAACGGCAGCAAAACTTTTTAAATCAACATATGACGCGGACACTGGTGTCTCTACCGTTGTAATAAAAACAAAATCTGGATATTTTACAGGAGTTGCAAAGGTACATCCCGAAGATACATCAGTCCAAAGTAAATTTTTAGGTTGCCGCATTGCAGAGAAAAAGGCATTTAGAGATTTCTATACTACAGAATTAAAAAGAGAAAAAATTCGTTTTAATACTATTCAGGATGCAATTAAAGATTTTTCACATTTTTGCCCAGATAACGAAGCCGCTATTGAACGACTTAAAGTACTTGCGAAAAAGTATCGTATTAATATTTTATCTCTTGAAGATGAGATTTTAAAAATTAATACTGAATTGCAAGCAAATAAAAATTATTTAAAAATCATTAAAGAAAGATATAAAAGGTCAGAATAATTAAATATAAACACCTCTTTTTTTATATTAATTATATACAAAAGGAGGTGTTATTTGTATGAGTGAAAAAAATAAAAGATGGCTAAAAGCTGCTGGTATTCGTGCAATTAAAACATTTGCACAGACTTTTGCTTCTATGATTACTGTAGGAGCCGCGCTTAAAGAAGTAGATTGGATCTATGTAGGATCAGTAGCTTGCACAGCTGGTATCTTATCAATTATGACAAGTCTAGCAGGATTGCCTGAATTAAAAGATATTGAAGATACTCAAGAAGAAACGGGAGAATAATTCTCCCGTTTTTCTTTTTAGAAAGGAGATAAAATGACTTTAAAAGGTATAGATATTTCTCAATGGCAAGGAAATATAGACGCTAAAAAAGTTAAGGATGATGGGATAGATTTTGTCATTATTAGATAGGGATATAGACAAGCAATAGATAAGCATTTCTTAACAAATGTAAAAAAATTTAAAGATGCGGGCATTGCTATTCATGGCGTATATCATTTTGCGTATGCATTAAATAAAAATGACGCAATAAAAGAAGCTAAGTCTTGCATTAAAAACGTTGAAGAGGCGGGCCTTGGTAAAGATATTATTATTTTCTATGATTTTGAATATGATACAGTAAATAGTGCCAAAAAGAAAGGTATTAAATTAACAAGAACTAATTGTATTGATTTTACAAATGCCTTTTGTGATTATATTGAAAGTCAAGGATACAAAGCTGGATTTTATTTAAACCAAGATTATTATAAAAACTGGTATGATGCTTCAACAATAAAAAAATATATAATATGGCTTGCCGATTATAATGATGTTCCTCATTATGACTGTATTTATCATCAATACTCTAGCAAAGGAAAAGTAAAGGGAATTTCTGGAAACGTCGAT